CCATTTTCTGGTGATATTACTAAATTTAATATGTCAACAATTTCATTTGATTGGTTTACAACAGGAGTTGGTGTGTCTTCTTGTAATTCATCAACAAGTTTCGAAAGATCATCTTCATTATTATTAGAACCCATTTTATTTATTATAATTTGTTTTCTTTAAATCAATAAAATTGATTTGCAAATTGATTACTTACTTTATGGAGACTATTTTCGCCCAAATTGACAAAGAATGTACAAAAAAAATAGAAGAAATCAAAAATTATTACAATAATATTAAAAACTGCCTTATTTCATTAGATTACTTCAATTTGCCAGATACAAAAGAAATACAATTGGAAGTACATTATACTTCCGAAAATGAACTAATTAGTAACGAATTAGTTGAAGAAAATATTTTAAATTGCATTGTTTATCAAATGTCTAATTCAAAGACATTTTTCTTAGGAAAAAAACTGGTTAATATAATTAATCAACAAAGAAATAAAGAACATATTATTTTCCAAGCTAAACTGATATTGATTAAGCCCGAAATTAATTACACAAATATTCCACAATTTACTAGAAAAGTCAAGAGTTATATTGAAACTAATTCAATTGACACACCTATTTACTATAATCAACAAAACAATGGAATTATTGTCATCAATTAATTTTTTTATTTGTATATTAAAATGGTTTTAGTTATATCTCTCTCGGGAATTCAAGGTTCTGGTAAAAAAACAATAGCAAATCATTTTATCGAAAATCATGCTTTTAAATATATTACTTATGACAATGTCATCATCAACAAATTTGACCTTTCATTATCAAACAATTACATTCTTATTGATGTAAAAAAATTAGTTCAAGTAAAAGAATTACAAGCAAAATTTGGTACTTCTTATCATTCCTTTTACATTAAAAGAATAACACACAAATCATTTAATGAGATTCAACCACAATTTTGTGACATTATCATAGACAACACAAACGATATTGAAACAACATTCAAAAAAATAGATGATATACTGTTGAATGAAATCAAAAATTGATATACGAGATTGTATATACTTAAGTATGATTGCAATTAATAATAATAAAAAAGAACGTTATTTCTGGACTCAAAAAACAATTCACAAATTAGCTACATTTCTTGAATCATATAACAATCCTTGTTTAGTATATTGCCCTATGCTTGGACAAGAATTAGAACGCAGAAATATAGAATGTACTATTTTAGATGAAGATAAGCGATTTAGTTCAATAAATGGATATCAATACTTCAATATACAAGAACCCAAATTTAATGAAATTAATCAACCATATGACATAATTGTTGTTAATCCACCTTTTTATAGTATCACAATTCAACACTTAAATAAATGTATTTCTAAATTATCAAAGTCAAAAAATACTGATGTATTAATAACTCATTTAGTCAGAAAAAAGAATACCATTGTATCAACACTGGGTCTTAGACCAATTGTAACAACAAGTCCAGAATACAAAATAACAAAAAATTCAGGAATCCAATATTTCACTAATATAAGACCCTTCCTTATGTAATTTTTTCCTTTTTTCTAAAAAGTCAATAATTCTTAAACGGACTTTAATTTCCCTTTCTGTTCCAAACATATTATCAAAAACCGCATCAATAGCTTTATCGAAAGCATTAGCGCCCTTATTTACCATTAGACTGACAATACCAAGTTTTCCTTTTTTGGCGGCAATAATCAAACATTGATTCAGATTATTACCACCTTTTCTAATTAATACTGGTAAAATACTATATCTTCCTTGCTTAGTTGCTATAATCATTACTTCATTAAAATTATTAGCACCTAATCTATATAAATTATCAACCATATCAGTCCAACCAAGAAAAACAATCTTTGATAAAATTTTGTTGTATTCGTAGTTCAAACACCAATCAAGTAACAATTGAGTACATGGATTATGTTTATTTTTAATTGATTCAATTAAATCTTCTTGCAATCCCTTTTCCATTATAAAATACTTAAAAAATTACAATTCAATTTTTTAATTCAACAAAACTTTGTATGCGACAGCGGGAGGTTGATGATTACCGAGACCTGGTCTATATGCTGCATTAACACTGAAAGGACCTGTATCATTGTAAGTATAGACAGAAGGAACTGGTTTTACAGTATCACCACTGCGAAGTTTATCGTGGTAAAGCAAAGGAACGCTTTCGGGTACAGGTCCATCGCTTTTAACAACACGATATTCATATTTATCGGGATTAAGAAGTTGTTTTCTACCTTGGAGCAAGTATTTATAAGGTCCTACTGCACCATTTACCATAACAGGTGCAACTTTACCAAGATTTCTGAATCCAGGTAACCGGAAACCAGAAGGAATTCCTTCCTTGTTAATTTGTACAACATACATTCCACCATAACATGCGGGAATAATTTGATTGCCGAGCAAATATTTGCCCATACCATTATAAGCTTTATCAGACCCAGTAAGATACATATATCCTCCATTATTAAGAACAAGTCTGTAACGATAAATTGTTCTTCCTCCGCTCATAATTACAGTTTCTTGAAGTGGAAGAACAACCTTACCGAGGTTACTAATATCTGCTAATCTTCCAGTACCTACAGTTGTCCATAATCCACTTTCATTAACTTCAAAAGACTGACGTTGTCCCATTCTTATACTTTACATATACAAAAAAAGCAAAGATTAATCATAATATAATTTTTTTTCAATAACCCTATCTTTACCTCTATAACTATATGTTGTACAATATTTATATGTATGACCAAATAAACACTTAAAAGTGTTTATGTATCCTCCTTGTGGTTCATGTTCTTCTGGATTAAGTGCAAATGAGTATGTATATAACCCTTTGTAATAACTAGGTTTTGTGACAATTATTGTTGGTAATTGCTTATCTTTTACAATTTCTCTACAATATCTGCAGTTACAATGAATCAGTAAATTTTTTATTTCAAACAATGTTGAATCATTGTAACTGCATAAAGTTATTTCTAATGGATAATATGGTTCAATATAGTGTGGTTTATTGAGAATTCTATTCAAAAATTCTGGATCTGTATTATTTCTTGCTGATAAAAATTGCTTACATTTTTGTGGTAACAAAGGATTGTATGGATCGTAAACCATACGGATAAGTTCTTCCTGATTAAATTCGTATAGCTTAAAAATTGTATCAACAATTGTAAGATCGTGAATTGATAAATAACTATAAATCTGAATAAGCAAATCTTTTGTCAATTTCATTCACAATACTTTTTATCTTTTGAACAATCAGAATCAATTTTAATCAAAATCTCTCGTCTTTAAACGATAAAAACCTGGAAGTTCGAGTGATAAACTGCTTGGTAAAGCTTGACGAATATCCAGGTTCCTAACTTTATTCTTTTTACTTTCTAATTGAATGTATTCAGGTCCACTGTTCTTGACTCCAGCAAAATCTACATTATCTGGATTGTATATTCTATATTCATATTTCCCAGGCAATTTTCGTTCTTGAAGAATATAATTATAATAGACTTCACGACCTGAACTCAAGTACATACCAGCACGACCAATGGTTTCCCATCCAGAACCATCTGGTGGAGGAACATTTGTTTCACCATCCCAAGAAGTTCCTTTATATCCTTGACTACTCAGTTGAGTCCATGGATTCTTTCCACGACCAGGAAATGGTGTAGCTTCAAATCCTTCCTTCATGTTTAATTTAAACGTTAAGAAATTATTGGATCGACTTCTATACTCAGCTTTTCTATATTCTCCATTCTCAGCTTTCGTAGTTCCGCGAAGTTCCCAGGTTAGTGGCATTTGACTATAGATTTCAGTAACTTTGTATTTATATATTCCAGTAGGAAGACTTTGTTCCCAAAGTGTGTATAAATCCTTTCTGTAGTGATTATAATCCGGTGCAGCAGTTCCTACTTGTTTCCAATTAAATGGGCTACAATATTTGGAATTTCCGCAATTATTAGCAAAAGCTTCTGTACTTGGTGGAATAATTAGCTTAAATTCTGGCAAAGATTGTCTTAAAACACCAGGAATACTGGCTGGTAATAAGTCCAATAAACCCTTATTGTATCCTTGGCGGATTTGATTGTTCATTGCTTTTTCATTACCTTTTAAGTACCAAACGGGCGGTACAGTCCCATAGGTATAAGTTACTCGATACATATACTTATTATTTCCCAGTGGAAGTTCTTCCAGAATGTATTCATCATTTTTAAATTGATTATTAGCAGCAACAGCCATACCTATTTTTTTCCACAATGGACTGTCTGTTTGACACCACTTACCCGCAACAAATCCCTCATTCATCATTGAATAAACAAATAAACTTAAAGCCACAATGACTAACAAAATTAGAAGTCCCATCTTTACTTTTTAGCAAGTTTTTTTCGTCGCGCTAATAAGCTATCTTTTATTAGATATACAAAAAGAAAATGTGTGGTATTTTTGCTTATTTATCTGGTGATGATAAAACAATTAAATATTTCTCGAGTTTTGACGATTCAAAACATAGAGGTCCAGACAATTCAAAATATGAACAAATAAATAACCATGTTTGTCTTGGGTTTCATAGATTAAGCATCAATGACTTAACAACACATGGAAACCAACCTTTTCATGATATAAGAGGTATTCATCTAGTTTGTAATGGAGAAATTTACAACCATAAAGAATTAGAACAAAAATATAATTTACAACCACAATCTAAATCCGATTGTGAAGTAATAATGCTACTTTATAAGAAAATAGGAATTGAAGAAACTATCAAACAACTTGATGGTGTTTTTGCTTTTGTTTTGTACGATGAAGCAGAAGATACTGTCTTTGTTGCAAGAGATCCTATTGGTGTTAGACCATTATTCATTGGACAAACTTCTTCTGGAGAATATCTATTCGCGTCTGAAGTTAAGAGTATTTTTAAACACTGTTCTGTTGTAAAGCAATTCAAACCGGGACATTTTTGGAATTCTATTGATCGACAATATATTTCTTATTGGAAACTTCCTGATCCAACAATGTTTATTCAAAAAGATGACATCCCACTTAAACAAATAAATTCATTATTAAAAAGGGCTGTTTCAAAAAGAATACATAATTCAGAAAGACCAATTGGATTATTTTTAAGTGGTGGATTTGATAGTAGTATTGTTGCAGCTATTGCACAATATATTCAGCAAAAAGAAAATAAACAACCACTTCATTCATTTAGTATAGGATTTCAAGACAGTAATGATCTTAAATTTGCGAAACAGGTTGCCAGAAAAATCGGATCAGTTCATCATGAAATTAGGTTCACTGTTGAAGAAGCAGTAGAAGCTATTTCAGAAGTGATTAAATCACTCGAGACTTATGATGTAACGACAGTACGTGCCAGTGTTCCTATGTGGTTATTGTCAAGATACATAGGAACAAAGACCGAAGTCAGAGTAATGTTAAGTGGTGAAGGAGCAGATGAATTTGGATCTTATTTGTATTTCAAAGATGCTCCAAATCCAGAAGAATTCAATAAAGAAAGTTTAAGACTATTGCACGAATTACATAAATATGATGTCCTACGAACAGACAGATCAACAGCAGCTCATGGTTTAGAAGTTCGTGTACCATTCCTTGATAAAGAATTTATGCAATTTTTCACACAAATACCAACACAATACAGAATGCCGTATAAAAATATAGAAAAATACTATTTACGTAAATCATTTGAAGATGATAATTTATTACCCCATGAAGTCTTGTGGCGTCCAAAAGACGCTTTCAGTGATAGTGTTGGTGAATCATGGAAATCCTGTATTACCAAACATGTCGAAAAGTTATATACATCAGAAAATTTACTTGAAGCCACCACAAAATATAAGCATCTTCCACCATTAACTAAAGAAGGATTGTGGTACCGCGAAATATTTGAAAAACATTATGGATCAAAGTGTGTTAAATTACTTGATAAATACTGGATGCCTAAATGGCAACCCGAAACAGTTATAGATCCTTCTGCTACAGTACTTGCAGTTTACAAAAAATAAGTGATATATTTTATTTTTTTATTATGTTATTTTATATAATGGCTTCACCTTTTGTAGGACAAGATGTTGTGTATCTTGCATTTAATTTATTAACTGTACCAATTTAATTTTAATTGCTTGGTTATTAATTTTCATCATGTATACAGTATTATTCCTTTACACAGGTGCTAATTCATCAATTCAAAAAAGAAATTTTGCGCGGTGGTTAATTATAAGTATGACAGTTATTTCAAGTATTAGTGCTTTGGGAATAGTTTCATATGCATCAAGTGCATGGACTGCTTTATTAGCTGCTCTATTTTATGGATATATTATTTGGTTAACAACTGCCAATTCGCTTCATATTATTGAAAATGATACTATTGATACATTTAATGAAACATTCAGATCAGTTCTTCCAATATCTATTACTGTTATTTTAAGTTCATTATTTGGGTTTATGGAAAGAATGGCAGATAAATAAAGGGTTTTTTGATTTAAAAAAATAATATAATTATACGGTATAATAATAATGATTGATGGTGATTTTGTAACGCGATTTTCTCACGAAAAAAGACAACAAGAAGCCGATAGAATTATTAATAAATATCCTGGTCGCCTTCCAGTAATTTGTGAAATATCTAAGAATAATATCAAAGAATTCGATTTAGACAAAGGCAAGTATCTTGTTCCTAAGGATTTAACTGTTGGACAATTTGTTTATGTTATAAGAAAAAGATTAAAAATAAGTGCAGAAAAAGCAATATTCCTATTTAGTAATAATATTTTGCCACCAACATCGTTATTAATGGAAATGTTATATGATCAACACAAGAGTACCGACGGATTTTTGTACATTGTTGTAAGTTCTGAAAATACATTTGGATCATAAAAAAAAGAATATTACAATTTTTCACTTGATAATTTTTTAAATCTTACTTGTAATATTGACACATCGTCTTCAGAAACGTTTATATTATTTTTATGTGATAAAAATACTTCGATTACTCCTATATTATTTCTATTTACTGAAAATATATCATTAAATATGTACTTAGTTACTGTTGCATTTTCACTTTTAATGATATAATACTGGGTTTTCATATAACATTTTCTGCAGCAAATTAAATATGTTTTATCATCTCCTTTCATAATTTCGAAAATAAAGAATTCATCTGTATTATACATTCTTTTTGAAGGCTTGCACGTGCAAGCAGATAAAGAACTGATTAACACCATTGTTTAAAATATATTGTATTATTTTTTCATTTTTCATTATAAAATTGAATTATTATTATTTTATTTTTACATATAACACAATGAATACTATAGAATTAAGTAAACGACAAAAAATAGCACTTGATCTGTTAAAAAAAGGATACAATGTTTTTTTAACAGGACCCGGAGGTACTGGAAAAAGTACTATAATTAAAATATTTAAACAATGGTGTGAAGAAAATAATAAAAATATTGCACTAACAAGCACAACTGGTGTCAGTGCTCTTTTAATCAATGGAACTACAACACACAATTTTGCTGGTATTGGATTAGGAGAAGATTCTGTTGATTGCTTAATTAATAAGGTTTTGAGTAATAAATTTATTGTTTATAGATGGAATTCAACTAAAGTACTTGTTATTGATGAAATTAGTATGATGAAGCCAGAACTACTTGAAAAACTCAATCAAATTGCACAAGTAGTTCGTAATAACGCAAATCCTTTTGGTGGTATACAAATGGTTTTAACTGGCGATTTTGCACAATTACCCCCAGTTTATATTGATGAAAAAGAAAAATTCTGCTTCGAATCGCCAATATGGTCACAAATTGTGGAAAAAACTGTGCATCTCAATGAAATAATGCGCCAACAAGATAAAGTATTTCAGAAATGCTTGTCAGAAATTCGCCTGGGTCATGTAAGTTCTGAAACTATAGAAATACTTAATTCTCGCGTTATTGGCAATGTTCAAGTACAAAAAATTAATGGCATTCTTCCAACTAGACTTTTTGCAAGAAAAAGAAACGTGGAAGAAATTAATCAGAAAAATTTGGAAAGACTAAAGGAAGCTGGTAATGAAACTAAGATATTCACTGCAACAACAAAAGTAATTAATAAAAGAATGAATGAAATAAGTCCCGCATTTAGAGAAGGGCTTTGTAATAAACTCAACAAAAGTTGTCCTGCACCAAATAGATTAGAATTAGTTGTTGGTGCCCAAGTTATGTTAAATTTCAATTATTGTATTGAATCTAAGTTGGTTAATGGTAGTCGTGGAGTAATTGTGAGATTTACAGAAGGAATTCCTGTAGTGAGATTTATTACTGGTGGAGAAATCCCAGTAACTCCAGTAACCTGGATATTAAAAGAAAATAATACACTTAGTGTAGAAAAAACACAAATTCCATTAATTGTGGCTTATGCCTGTACAATACATAAAGTACAAGGAGCGACTCTTGATTTAGCCATTATTGATGCTGGTCCAAGTGTTTTCCAGTTTGGTCAAATATACACAGCTTTATCAAGAGTTAGAACTTTAGAAGGACTATATCTTTTGAAATTCGATAAAGAAAAAATTAGGTGTCATCCAAAAGTAGAAAAATTTTATGAAGTAATATAATCAAAGCACCGAAGGTGATTGTCTACCAGATTTATTGTTAATTAGATAATATTGTCTAGTAAGTAATAGATTTACAGTATCTTTATTTTGCGCAATTTCTTGCTTCATATTTGATACTTGTTTAAGCAATTTTTCAATCAACTCTTTTCCAGGAAGATGTCCTGGAACCTTGATTTTGTCCAAATTAATTTCTTTTTTACAGGTTGGGCAATTATGTTCAATCAAAACATGATTAATACAAATAGTATGTGAACACCCAAGTTCAAATAAATATGTACCGTAGTATCCACAATCATTGCTTTGACAAGTTGTTAGTTCCAAGAAACTTAGATCCACTTTTTCTTCCATTACTGTTTTAGTCTTGATTATTAACAAGAATATTCAATTTTTTACTATTTTAAAGATTTTTCTTATTAATATTTATAGCATGCCCGAATTACCAGAAGTCTCCTTAATGGTCGATAAAGTTAGAAAGAAGTTCGAGGGATGTCTCCTTAAAAGAATAAGAGTTGTTTCAGGAAGATATATGAACAGAGAAATCAAGGGAATTGATATATTCAAAAAAGGGGTTATAAGCAATATAGGGAATAAAGGAAAATTCATTTATATTGTTTTACATAATGGAGTCACATTATGGTTAACTCTTGGACTTAGTGGTTTATTTACTGATCATAAAGATGAGTATACCAGAATCAAATTTACAACAGATTGTGGATATTTCTATCTTAATGATATGCGGAATTTTGGTACTTTAAGTATTAACTCCATAAAATCGTTGGAAAAGAAGCTTAAAAGACTGGGACCTGATCCACTACATGAAATTATTACCTATAAAGATTTCAGAGCACGATACTTAAAACAAAAACAAGATCAGCGAATAGGTGATCTCTTATTAAAACAGGAATTTATTGCTGGAATCGGAAATTATCTCCGTGCAGAGATATTGTATAAAGCCAGGGTTAGTCCTCATTGTAAGCTAAATATGATACCAGAAAGCTACTTGAAGAAAATTCACAAGCTAATTCTGAGTGTTATAAAGGATAGCTATAAATATCAGGCTAAATATGGTCTACATACCAATAAATTCAGTGTTTATAGACAGCGATTTGATCCACATAATAGACCTGTTATTGGAGAACCTTTCAAAAATAAAAGAACAATGTGGTGGGTACCACTAGATGTAACACTAAAATGCTAAAAAAATGTAGGGAGGTAAATACCTCCTTCGAGAGCTTATTAGTGGATGTTATAAGAACAGGTAGCATCACACCATCTCGAATCGTCCCATTTTTGCCCAGTCATTGAAAGGGTACCCATCTTGGCTATCAGAACTGGACCCTTTGTGGCAAGCATATGATCGGGGATAGAGTCAAAGATCTTCTCAACTTTTCGGCGAATTAAATAATCACCAAAGCAGTTGAAAAGCATTGACCACTTATTCCTTGATACAAATATGTCTCCACAAGAGTAAAGTACTGTATAAACGTATGATTGGCGGGTTGAATTGAGCATCATAATGGTGAATTATCGATTTGAATAAAGGGTCGCTAAAATCAGTTTTTTAAAAAAATTGATTATGTATAATCTAAAATTCATATAA